ATTAGCGGCTGTTGTACCGTTGTGTATCATAATACCTTCAAATTTTGGAACGTTTACCAACAATGGCATAATTCTATTAAATCTATTTGAATGGTTTAAAATGACCTGATATGTACCTTTATTAATACAAGTTTCATTTGGAATTTTAACAACTCTTTCAGCATCTTCCAAGGTATCACAAAAATAAACACCATCAATAAACATTTTCCCAATCACATAATATTGACATTTAAAAATCCTTTTTAATTCAAGATTCATTTAAAATATTTTTTTCTTCTCCGCTTAGCGGTTTATTGGTTTTTGTTGTGGTTAATGTCATAGCTGAAGTACCTAAAATTAAACCTGATAATGTGTAATAAATAATATCACCAACTTCATAGCCAAGAAATACATCAGCAATAAATGTTATTGTAAGAAGTACCAACGAAAAAAGGCTTATAAACCTTTTGCTTGATGTACCTGAATTTGTTTTTACTAAGTCAATAAAGAAGTTCATTTATTTGAAATTTCATAGATACCAAAAAGGATACCGCCAATAATACCCGCAATTGTTATAACCTGAATTATGAACCTTATAATTGATTTCGTTCCTGTTCTTGTATCTTCCAATGTTTTCACCCTTTCAGCAATCGGGCAATTAATAATGTGTTCTTTATCCCTTATTTCTAATGTTTGCGTTTTATCTTCAAGTTTTAAAACTCTTCCGTTTGTTCTGGTTGTTTGTACTATAACTGAATTAATTTTTTCATCTATTACATTAAATTTTCCATCTATATTTTCTAAATGTCCACCTAAAATATCTGTTAACATTTCTCTAATTTCTTCCTTATCTCCTTTATTCATCTTTAAAAAAGTTTAAAGATAAATACACTGATTTTATTATTATTTCAGGGTATTCAGAATCAATTTATAAGGTTATACACCATAATTTAAAGTTCCTGTTGAAGTTGAAAAATTATACCAAGTAACTGCATCAAGTGAACCCTGAATTGTGAAAGAATCACCAAGTTGGTTAACTATACCCATTGAACCAGTTGTTCCATAAAAATAACCTTCAGAATTTGCATTCAAAAAATGTGTCATTTGTGCAAATTGTCCTTTAGTAGTATTGGTTATTCTGATATATAAGGTTGAGTTTGATGCAGATTGATTATATAACCTATAATTATAATCTAATCTTGCTGTATTAGTGTTTATGAATAATGTATTTAAATTTCCTGCAAATATTTGGCCTCTTAAAATTTTATTAATTATCGAAGTTCCTATTGTTGTACCATCGCTTATAACTTCCACTTTAATTGAAGTTGTTGTTGACCAATAATTGTTGTTTGTCAATCCTGTAACACTTTTTTCAATAAAGGGTGAATATGTAATATTTTTATTAACTGTTCCTTTCAATACATTATCCTGATAAATATTCAATGTTGTAGTTGAAAATACTTCTTGATTTCTTGTTGCCGCACCATAAAGTGAATAAGTAGATAAATAAGGAACATCAATACCATTTCCATTATAAATATTAACACCACCTGAAGCATTGTGGCAATAACCTCTAAAATCACCTAATTTATAAGGTACATTTCCATTTGGTTTCCTTGGGCTGAATATATTTTTTTTTGAACTGGTACACAATCCACCAACAGTTGTTGAAGTTTCGCCAAGAATATTTTTCACTAAACTAATACTAATATCTGTTTCAGGTAATGATTCCAAAGCAAACCCATAAATTAAAGTTCCACCGTTTGTTAATGCAAATGAAAATTGATTATTTGATGTTTGTGGTGTTATAAAAATTCTCCTCGCACCAGAATCATCAATTCTATATGTACAACTTGTATTATTGTATACACTAATTGTATTGAAACTTGATAATTCAATTCCTGTTGATTCATTTATAAAACAATCAGGCAAAATTTCAAATTCTGTGTGGTTAACAGCGTTTAATCTATTACCACCACCCCAATCTAAAAACCCATCTTTTAATTTATATCCCATTTTATTTATTAATTATTTTTAATCTTATTCTTTATTTTAATATTATGGTGTACAAGCAATACAACCTGGAGGTGTAAAATACCATTGACAACCGTACCCACAATTATAATATCCTTGATATGGCGTTACCGAAGGTGTTGGCGTATGTGTTGGCGTAATTGTTGGCGTAGGCGTTGGCGTAATTGTTGGCGTTGGCGTAGGCGTAATTGTTGGCGTTGGTGTTGGAGTTATTAATGGATAAACTTCAACACCTCCAACCATTATTTTTGAAATATCTGAATTTCCAACTTTGGATAAAAATGAATTAGAACCAAGATAAATATTAGCCATAGTTTATTATAGTTTTATAATAATAAATACATTGTATTATCATTTTTTACACCAAGTGAGTTATATTCAGCTACGGTCATACTAACTATTTGTGTAATTTTTGTTCCATAAGAATCTGAATTATTCATTAAAAAATTAGAAGTATCTAAACTAATATTTGTACCACTTTTTGATAATGGAGCAGAAACACTTAAACTATCAAGAACATTTGTTGTAACAGCACTTGTAATATATGCGGCAACTTCGCCTGTTGCAGTGATATTTCCAGTTACATTCAAATTACCACCAATTGAAACAGGATTATTTATTGAAACCAATGTACCATTATCAGTTATTGAACTCCCTGTTATGGTTGTTGATGAAGCAAATTTTACAACTGTATTTTGTACCCCTGAAACTGTAACACTTGTTCCTGATGTTCCACTTGTACCTGAACTTCCACTTGTACCTGATGTACCTGAACTTCCACTAGTGCCTGAAGTTCCTCTTGTACCTGATGAACCTGAACTTCCACTTGTTCCTGATGAACCTGATGAACCTGATGTTCCACTTGTCCCTGAAGAACCTGAACTTCCACTCGTACCTGAAGAACCTGAACTTCCACTTGAACCTGAAGTACCAGAAGTTCCTCTTGTTCCTGATGAACCTGATGTTCCACTTGTGCCTGAAGAACCTGAACTTCCACTCGTACCTGATGTTCCTGAAGAGCCAGATGTTCCTGAAGAACCTGAACTTCCACTTGAACCACTCGTACCTGATGAACCTGAACTTCCAGTTCCACCTGAAGAACCACTTGTTCCTGATGTTCCTGCGTTGGCAATTGAAGATTTAATTTTTAATTGATTTCCTATTACATCGAATTGATTTGAATCATAGTTCAGTGTTAAATTAGTTCCTATTTTTATAATTGGTGCGGTTGCAGAAAGAACGTTTAAAACATCACTTGTAACACCACTTGCTACATAACTAATAACATCTTTTGATGCTGTTAAATTCCCTGAAAGATAAATATCTCTATCAAAACTAACTAAACCATTACCACTTGTTCCACTTACAGTAAATGGTAAATCAGTAATTCCAGTTATTGAATGTGTATGTTCTTTAGTTGCAAGAACATTTGATTTTATAACTAATTGATTTCCTATTACATCAAATTGATTTGAATCATAGTTTAGTGTTAAATTAGTACCAGTTTTTACAATTGGTGCAGAAGCACTTAAAACAGATAATACATCACTTGTAACACCACTTGCTACATAACTAATAACATCTTTTGATGCTGTAATATTTCCTGATACATATACATCCCTATCAAATGAAACTAAACCATTTCCAGTTGTTCCACTTACAGTAAATGGTAATAATAAAAGTAAATCTCCTACATTTCCACTAGTTCCACTTGAACCTGATGTTCCTGAACTTCCATTTATTCCTGAACTCCCACTTGTTCCTGATGTTCCTCTTGTACCACTACTTCCGCTAGTACCTGAAGTACCTGAAGTACCTGATGTTCCGCTAGTACCTGACGTTCCTCTTGTACCACTACTTCCGCTAGTACCTGAAGTGCCTGATGTTCCGCTAGTACCTGACGTTCCATTTAAACCTGAAGAGCCACTTGTTCCTGATGTTCCTGCGTTGGCAATTGTACTTTTAATTGATAATGTTGAACCACTTAAATCAAATTGATTAGTATTATAATTCAAACTTAAATTAGTACCATTTTTTACAATTGGTGCAGAAGCACTTAAAACAGATAATACATCACTTGTAACACCACTTGTAATAAAACTTATTATATCCTTACTGGCGGTAATATTTCCTGTAACATTTAAATCACCAACTATTTTTGTATTACCTGTAATTGAAACTGTGTTACCTGAAAATGTTTCATCATATGGAATAAATATTTCATTATCATATGGGTCAAAAGCACCACCAGAAATATTAAATGTTTTACCTGAATAATTACCAGAAAATGTAACAGTATTTCCTGTAACTGATACCCCATTTTTAAAAAGAAATGATTGGCTATCCACAGTTGGAATGCCACCATCAACTGTGAATTCAATTCTTTTATTCCTATTTAATTTTGGAACTAATCTTTTATCTATATTTAATATACTCATCTTACCAACTTTTATTTATTTCCAAATTATCTTTTACAATTTCCTGTATAGTAATAGAGGTTGTTGCTTCTTCAAAATCTTGTGTACATCCAACCACCATTAAATTTTTACCTGATATGAAATTTGAATATTTTACACAACCAAAGATTGAATTTAATTGATTGATACTTGCAGTTAATTCTATTCTTTTATTTGTGTAATTGGATACAATTGAACGAAGTAAAAGATTTTCAATACAATCTGTTTTACCTTCTTTTGTCCAATTCTTTAAATAGAAATAATTGGTATTGTAACCCATCAAAGCCGCTTTTTCAATTGGATTGTCTGTTTTAGATGTTCCCTGAAGTAATGTAATTTCATCACCTTCATTTTTAAACTTCTGGTTCATATATCCAATATATTCAATATCAGAATCAGAATATTCTTTGTTATTTTCATCTACGACAGAAAGAACTAAATCTTTAATTCTTATTTCCTTAACACTATCTTTAATTGAATTGTGATTTATTGCTTGTTGTGCATTATAGGGAGCTAAAATATCCCAATCATATATTTCAAAAGTCATAACACCACCAGTAAATCCTGAATCTAACGGTATTAAATAATCAAAATATTCAACGGCTTTATTCTTAATTCTTGCTTTTCTTAAATCAATCCATTTATTATCTAGCTTTGTAAAATCGCCATAATTACCATTTGATGATATTGCCATTTCTTCAAAATCTAATGATAAACTTCTACTATCAGTTGAAGCAATCCAACCTTCCTGAAAATTTTGAGTTCTGTAATATTGTTTATCACCTATTTTTAACCTGCATCGTATTTTTACTTGGTATATACTATCAGTTGTAGAAGTTGAATATATATCATCAATTGTCCTTGCAAAAGCTTTACAACTTATTTTAAGTTTAGAATTACTTGGGATGAAAACAGGTAAAGAAGCTTTTAATGAAAATGATAAATTTCCTGCAATTGCATCATTAGTAGGATATTTTCCGCCATATCTTAAATAATAATCACTTTCATCCTTATTATCTTGTAAACCTGTTTCTTTAGCAAAAGTTCCAATTCCTGAATTAGTCCAAGTTACCGAATTAAAATAAATGGTTTCTTGCCATTGTTTTGGATAAGTACCAAATGTGTTAATATTATAAACCCCTGAAAAATCTTTATCAACTTCCGTATACTTTAAAATATTTGAATCAATGTATGGCGAGTATTTTACAACTTGCTTATTAAATCCACTTATTACATTCATTTGTTGACTTGAATCAGCAAATTTTATCGTTGATAAATCACCAAGATTTAAATCAATTGATACAGTTGAAACATAGTTAAATGATACATCATATTTTTTAAATGATGTGGTTGTTGCACCTGCAATTGTATTTATATCTGTTATGTAAAGATTACTATTATCTTGAATAATATATGCTCCATAAGGCTGTAAAATACTTTCTAATACAGTTCTTGTTGTTTCGGCTTCTTCATCCTCATTATACCAATTTTGATTATTACAATAGGTTTTGTGAAATATTGTTTCATTAGATAATAATGTAAATTCAGAACTTGTAGTACTTAGACCAACAAAGATATTTTTGTATGGTAATGATAACTTGTTTAAGATGTTTTGTAATACTGTCCATTGTGTACTTAAACCTGTGAATTTACTTCCATCTGTATTTACGTAATTTAGACGTTCTAACAACGCAAACCCATCTGTGCCAGTAAATGTTACTGTATAGTTTTTAGACTCGTTAAACGGTTCAGAATACAGTTCAGAATCAAGGTAACCGCACCAAATGAGAACACCAGATTTATAAAACTTGATTTGGTATTCCATCATATCAGCGGTGTATAGGTTAAAGAATTTTCTATCTGATGTTGATACTAAATTTAATTCACAACCAGAACCCTTTACAGGTTCAAATATTCCTGTTGATGGATATTCAATTGAAAATGGTTTTACATCACCCCTGATTTCTTCAACAGTTATTGCTGTCAATGTATCTTGCCAGATTTCAACAGTATATTGTATGTTTTTTATATCCTTGAATGTATAAAAATATTTTTTTTGAAAATTCATTTTATCTGAAATTGTTTAATCTTTTATTGTGGTTATTTAGAACACCAACTAATGCGTTACCCTCAATTCTAAATGATACCTCACCACCATTAATTATATTGTTTGAACCATTGGCTATTGAAAACAAATTTGATTGTTGTGTTCTATTTAGAACCATTTCGCCAGAATTTAAACGTGCTGAAACTTTATCACCATAAAAGGAATGACCGCCAACAATACCTCCATCAGCAAATCCCGCAATTTTAGCAACGTTTGCTAAACCCATTGCAATAGTTCCCGCCATTGATATACCCATTGCAATTGGACCAAGTTTGGCTGTATTAGCCATAATTGAAGCCGCCGCCAAATAAGTACTAATTAAAGCTTGGGATAATGCAAACGCTTTATAGGCAGAACTTTGTTCACCAAAGAAACTTTGCGAAGCGTCACCCAATTCTGACAAACCATTTAATGTTGCTTCTTGGTTGTTACGTTGAATTTCCTTTTCACTTTTTGTTTGTTCCTGGCTGTTTGCAATATCTTCTAATCTATATTTTTCAATTATATCTTTTCTTTTCTTTTCAAACTCTTCTCTTGTTATTAATTGTTGGTCTAAACTATTTTTTAAATCAGAAATTTCATTCTTTTTTTCTTCATCATTAATTTCTTTTTTCTTATTTAAATGGTTCTTCGCTGTGATTAAATTCAGTTTAAAATATGTATCATTCAATTTTGATTTATTTTCCAATTCTGATTTTTGACCATCAATTAATTTTTGTTGGTCGTTAAGATTTTCTTCATTATTAACTTTTTTTGTTTTAATTGAAGCTTGTTTGTTAATTTCAGAAATCAATCTTTTTTGTTCTGCTATTTGTACATCTGTTGTTGCTTTAATTGAATTTACTTTATCAATTTCTTCTTGTTTCCATTTTTCAATTTCAACTAATTTTAATTGTCTTTTAGTAGTTGCAGAATCTTTTGATGATTCAATTTCAAGTTTAGTTGATTCTTCTTTTAAATCTGAAATTATTTTTAACTGTTCTTTTTGGTCTTGGAATTCCGCTCTATCATCTTTCTTTTGTTGAATTCTAATTTTTGAAACAATTGCATTTGCCGCAATTAAATCATCAAACTTTTTAGTTTCTGCGGTTTTCCAAGCGATATATGATTCCTGAACTCTATCCTTATCTTCTTTAGATAAATATGCTTTCTGACTGTTGATTTTTATATCTAAATCGTATTGTGCTTTTGCAATTGATATTTTTTTTGTATTGGTATCATTTTCAATATCCCTTAATTCACTTGCGGCAGATAATCTTTCTTTTAATGTTTCATTTGTTTCAATATCCCTATTTTTTGCGACCTCTTTTAATTTTGCAACCTTAACCATATTATCCGCATCTTCATAAGCTAAGACTCTTTTTTGTTTATCCAACGCAATTTGTTCTCTTGTTATATCCGCACTTTCCTTTGCAGTTGCAACCACTTCATCATAAAAACCACCTTTGAATGCCTCAGATATACTTTTTTTGAACCCTTCAATATCACCAGTTAAAAGACTGAATAATGCTGAACCTAAATATTTAATTCTATTCATCAATGCAGTAGCCGCACCTGATATATAACTAAACATTACTTTAACCTTATTCGCACCTTCAGACGTTCCCGATAAATAACTTGTCAACGATGAAAATGCAATACCAAGAGCCACTACAATCGCACCAATTCCAGTACTTAATAAAGCTGTTTTTATACCTGTAATTGCTGGTATCATTGATTTAAATCCACCCAATGCACCACTTAACATTGTAGGTAAACCACCCAAAGAAGTATTTAATGTACTACCTAAACCACCCGCAACACTTGTTAAACCCGCAAAAGATTGTTTTACACTTTTACCCGCAGTTTCAACACCTGTTGCAAATTCCTTTGTTGTTTGTTTTGCTTTATCAATACCACTATTAAAATTTGCGGCATTTAATGTGAGAGTTGTAAGTAATGAGAATTTTCCTGCCATATTCTTTTTTGTTTTATAATAAATACAGATATTAAGGTAAAAAAAACAGGGTATTAAACCCTGTTCATCATTTCTATTAGACGTTTTTTAGTTGTTTCAACATCTTCTTTAACTTCAACAATATCATCCTTTATTTCCCAAGAAAACGTTATTAAATCACTTGGTTTATTTAATTTGTTTCCCGCACATAATGCATTAATATATCCAGTCCAACGTGTTTGTTCCCATTTGTTTTGGTACTCATTGTTGTATTGGTCAATTAAAACATTGGCTTCTTCAAATGTCATTTCATCCCAAAAATAATTTGGTTCAATTCTACAATTGAAAACAATTATTCCAAACAGGTCAATAATTTTTAAGGTTTCTTTTTTTTTGTGGGTTTGGTATTGGTTTGTTCATCTTCCTTTTCTATTTGTGATTGTGCAATATCATTTAGATATTTTGTGAACACTTCAATACTTTTAGGATTTTCATCAACCAAATCAACAAAAAATTCGAAATCGAAATCGAAATTTTTGTTACATCCTTTTATTATTGAATAAAACATCATCATTATATCATTGATTGAATCATTCGATTGTGAAACAGATTTTCCTGTTAGTTTTTCGAATATCATTAATGCACGAAATGATTGTTTAATTTGAAATTCAAACTCACCAATTTTAATTTTAATACTTTCCATAGTTGTATAAATTTCTAATAAATACACTATCAATTCAAAAAAAAAGGGTGTGGTCAATACCACACCCAAATGAAAACTACAAAACCAACTATGAAACTAATTAAGAAAGTGCTAAAGTTGAATTACCTTCCAATGTAATAGAATATGTAGCATTATCACCATCATTTCCATTCACATCAATTGAAGTAATAATTGCTGTTCCACTGAAAGATTTAAGTGTTAAGTTAGGTGTCCAGTTTGGAGTTGTTCCAGTTTTGGAACCAAAAACAATATTAATTGGAGTTCCCGAAATGAAGTAACTATAAACGGTATCAATACCAGTTGTTCCACTTGTTGCGGAAAAATTTAGTAACCCATCTGTTGATGTATTCCAATCAAATTTTCCAACTGTTTTATCTGTCCAGTTTCCTGAATCTTTACTTGAAATGTCACGTACTTTTGTTGATACACTTAGTTTTGCACTTGTTGAAAATGCTAGAGGTGATTTTGTTGTTCCAGTTCCAATGAATAACATTAAGTCACCACCATACACGATTTTTGAATTATCTGCTGCCATATTATCAGTATTTTATTTTTTTTTTATTTATTACTGATAAATACAGCAGTTTTAAGAATACTTAATTTTAATAACTAATCACTTCAAATGTTAGTTTTTGAATATAAACACCTTCATTGAAAGTTTCATTTCCACTAATGTTGCGAATTATTTTTACATCAATCCCACTATTTTCACCTGAATACAAATTTAAAGTTTCATTGATTTCACCTGCAATATTGATTGATTCAGAATAGTTTTCACTTAATACAGTAATATCAATTGTTGAAGTACTCACAAAAGAATCTCTGTTGAATTCATTGGAATAACTTCTTTCATAAATTACCGCAGGCAATGGTGTATTATCGCTTAATATTAATGGGAAAATATTTGTTCCAATGGTTTGAGTTAAACCTGTATTTGATGACAATAAATTATATATTACTTTACCTGTTTTAATCATTTTATATTATGGTTATGTACTTCTTTATGACATTCTTTACACAAACTCTTTAAATTCTTGTAATCAAATCCCAAACGTTTTTTTTTATTTACAGAATCCGTTGAACTAAGTGGTTCTTTGTGGTGAACATCTATTGCACTTTTTATTACTTCTTTTTCTAAACACAATTCACACAATGGATTATTAGATAGATATAACAGTCTTAATTCCCTCCATTGGTTTGTATTATATACCGTTTTATGATTTATATTATCCTTTCTATTATCGGGTTTAAAACGTACCTTTTTCTTTTTTTCTATTAAATTAATTGTTGGCATTCCTTAATAAATACACTAATCTTTATTATTTGCTTTCGTATTTTTTTACTGCTTCTTCCATTGATTTAGTTACGTATTGTGAAACATCATTTAAAGCCTGTTCTTTTCTTGCTTCAACAGCATCATAAAAGAAATGAGTGGCCTCCATTTTTCCAGTAAATCTACCTGCACCATTAATTTTTTGTGAACCAAATAATCCATTTTTTCTTATTGACGCATATCTATCTTTCGTTCCCCATTCAATCCAACGGTATTTATACCAATTTTTCCTTCCAGTTTTATCAATGTATTTAACCCCAATTTTTAAACCAACTAAATCTTTTTGTTTTCTTGGTTCAACTTTAAAACTTGAATTAAAATCTGAATAGCTTGTTGTACTTTTATTCTTTCTTCTTGATATAAAATTTTGTTTGGCTTGGTCAATAATTGGTTTTGCCGCCTTCTTTAAACCCCTATTAATAATTTTATTTTGCTCTGTAAATTGGAGTTCTTTGAACAATTCCAATAATTGTTTTTCGTTAATAATATCTAAATTTATTTGGTCGAACTTTGACATCTTAATTTAAAATTGTAATTATATATTATTAAAAAAACAATAAGGTTCTCCACATTTCTTGTGCTGAATGTCTCATTACATACAAATATTTTAATCCATCAACAGTTTGAATTATTTCCATTCTATTACCTGATATTGCGGTTGAATGTCCATATGGTGCTGTTGAAGCAGGAACAATAATATTTTTAACTATGTCATAATAAACTATGCGTCCTGTCATACCTGCGGAAGTTGAAAGATTAATATATATTCTATCATTACCATCATACACATACATTGCACCAGTAGTTAATGTTTCTGTTTGTGGAAAATATGAAAGTAATTCCCAATGTTCTGTATTAATATTATATCTTGATAATTCAGGGGTTGCAGAACCAGTCCATCCATAAATGTATTTATGGTTTAATGTTGAATCTGAAGTTTTAGTTACATTATCAAAATGTAAACCATTTGTCTTTGGCGTTGCTTCCAAAATTGAATAAGTTGTTGAGGTATCTGGTGCTGTGGCTGTGGCAAAGGTTAAAGTATTATTTGTATTACTTGTAATTGTATATTCATTACCTTGACCTGTTCCCGCTGTTAATCTCACTCTTTTATTAATAAAACAGTTAGTTTCCCAGTTTTGAAATGTATCAATTAACGTTGTAGTTGAACCACCTGTAGCTGTACCAAAAGTATCCATTATAATATAACGAGTTGTAATATCAGGTGTGAATGTTTGAACAGCAAAAGTTAAAGTATTATTTGTATTAGATGTAATTGCTATTTCATTTCCTACACCTGCACCTTCAACAATTCTAACTTTTCTATTACTTGTTCTTGACCAATAATTTGGTTTCCAATTTTTTGTTGTATCAACGATGGTAGTTGTTGAACCACCTGTTGCAAAACCTTCTGTTCCACCTCCAATTTGTCCACCTAATGTTCTATCAGTTCCAAAACATTTAATGTCTTCAATTATATATTTAGTTGTTCCATTTACTGGGGCTGTTGCGGCTAAAGTCCAAACAAGCGTTGTTGAAGTATTTGAAATAATTCTTCTAACTTGACCTGTTGATAAAACTGCATTAGTTGAAAGTTGTACAAGTTTTCCAACGTGTTCATTTATAGCCCAATTCTTTGTACAATCTACTAATTGTGTTGTTGATGGTGAATTTGCTATTGTTGCAGATGATGCACCAGGGTCGCCACCAGAACAATAACTAAATGATAAATTTGTCGTTAATGTTGGAATTCCTGTTATAACATAAGTTCCATTAAACTTTGCCGCTCCTGTTCCGTTTGCTCCTGTAATAATTACAGTATCACCAATTTTGAAATTATGTGCTATTACTGTTGTCACATATTCAGAAAAATCAACTGAAGTTACGGCAATAGTACAACCAACGCCACCTGACGGCGTTACAGTTGTTGCAAAAGTAGCAACTGAATAACCTGTTCCAACTGATTCTAATGTAACAGATGTAACTGCACCAATTGATGAAATTCCTGTAACTCTAACAACCCCGCCAGTACCAGTTGATAATGTAAGTAAATCATCAATATTATATCCTGAACCTCCTGCAATTGGGGTCGTATTAATACCTGTAATACTTGTTGCTGTTCTTGTTATTGATGTTATAGAAATAGAATTTTGTCCATTTTTTGACGCGGCCAATTGATTACATTGTCCAAAATCTAATTGTTTTCCAGTTGACCATTGGTCAGTATCTTGATTAAATTGCAAAATAGCTGAATCACCACCACCAATTAATAATAATTTTCCTACATCCCTCCACACTTCAAAAATTGAAGTATTATCTGGGATATTATCCCAATCCCTTACCAAATTCAATTTATTAGTTGTATTAGATAATATAGTTCTTACTTGTCCAGCACCTGTACCACTTACAATTCTACATTCGAAGTTTGCGTATTGCATAGGAACCATTACCGTTGAAGTTGTAATTGTTCTTGAAGTTGCAGAAGAAATAGTTAAACCCGATATGATTGCTCCGTCAGTTTCAGTAAATCTTTCCATACTTAAATCTGAACCTGCTAAAAATACGGCTGTTTTAATACCTGATTGAGTTGATTTTTGATACCAAACATCTGATAAAATGTCGTAGTACATTAAAGAGAAAAATGGTGCTGATGTTGTACCTTGGGATATATTCCATATACCACCAGACATTATAACAAAATTTGAAGTTGCATCAGGTTGAACCAACCAATTTGAATCAACTGTTACATTGTGACTTTCTATCACATACAAACTATTTGACGCTATTGTTGCAATCATCAATGGACATTGAGACCAAGGATTAACAGTTAAATAGTTAACATCTGAAAAAGCTAATGTATTTTGAGTATTATATAAAATTGGTCTAACTTGTGTTCTTCCTTGCCCAAAATCTATTCTAACTTGATAGTTTTTAAATTGATTTGTTTTCCATTGTTTTAATCCTATTCCTGCACTTGCGTCTATCACTTGAGTAGTACTAGCGGTTGTAACAATACCTCTATCAATTATAATTGGGTTGCTAACATCTATTATTGTTCTTTCTTGTCCCGCTCCTGTACCACTTATAATCCTAATTTTATAACCTTTTAATGTTTTACCTGATAAGCCCGCTAATTGAATAGTATTTTCACCTCCAGAAATTGCTTGTCCATAATGACCAACAGCGTTTGAAAGTACATTATTATTCATTATTGTTGGTGTATTAGTTGGAGTTGAGGACAATTGATGCCAAGAATCAGTTACAGTATCATAGCGATAAAGTAAGGCTGATACTTGATAATAAAGGTATCTATTAGTTAATGAATTTCCAGTTGTTAAAGATGATACGGCAGTTGTTGATACTGGAGCAAATTTACACCATTCCCATACTGGAAGGTCAACTTGTTGTTTTAAATTATTTGTTATCATTGTTTAAGTATTTGTTTTAAGAAAAATTTAGGTTATTGCGAATTCCTTGTTGGTATGTTAGTCTTGCGGCATCAATAATTTGAAATCGTTGGTCAACGGGACCAATCCATACAGGTTGCCAATAAACAGCATTAGGTGCAGAAACAGGTGCGGCCGCTGTTGGTCTATTAGTTGTTGCCGTACCTGCACCTGAATCTAAACCAGTAGTTGCAATACCTAATGAAGAACCTAAAATAGATTCAACCGCTACCCTTTGTCTTCCATTAATATCAACAGTTCCATTTGATTCAAGTAATTTAACCATTCTACGAAGTAACCAAATAGATTCATTTTCATAAATATCTGCTACATCTGATGCAGTTAAACCGTCTTCATAAAATATTTGTAGTTTATCATTTTCATTCATTGATATAGTATTAAAATTTAATACTAACGTATTATCAATAACGTTGCCTCCCATATTAGGGTCAGCAAAATTGTATATGATTTTGTTCGTTGTTACGTTTGTAATTAATAACACATTTTCAATATTTATCTTTGAATATTCAGTAAATGTTATTGTTTTTGTAACATTATTAAATTCATATTTATCTATTAATATTTTCATATTCTTTTTGTTTTAATTTATGATAATGCTATTGAATATGCTATTGATGTATTAAATATAGATGATAAAATTCCTTGTTCATTTCTAATCAAATATTCATTTGCAATTATTTTTGTTCGTTCAAAATCACCTATTTCTATTTGTTTTACATCACCATATTCACGTGTAACATCAGGAATAAAATCAATATCAGTATGTTCTATTGTTGAAAACTCGCCATCAATTTCAAGTTCAATATCAAATTCAAAATGGCCTAATAAATTTTGCGTAATCAATGCAGGAATATGTATTTGATTTTCCTGAATTTCCAAAATAATATATTGTGGAGCTTCGCTATTTTGACGAAGATGAATTCTAACAATTTCACCTTCAGGAATTGTTGATTTAATTGGAATAAACAAATCGTCACCCCTTAAAGAATCAATATATTGATATACTATATTCATTTTTAATTATTAATTAATTCCGTTTCTAATATCATTCCTTCACGAAATGGTATTTCTCTTATGTATAGAATTCTGTATTCTTTATTATCAAAATTTACCCTCATTTTGTCTTTTAAATTTGGTCTATAATAAATTGTCCAATCCACCCTGTTTGAGTGAAATATTTCTTTATTATCCAATAAATAATTTCCACTGATTTCTTTCTTTTCCGCACGAAGAGTTGTAAATAATACAAATGTTTCACTATCTGCTCCAAACTCATCTTTTACAGTTTGAGGTGTATATATTTCTATCCAATATCTTAAATTTCCTGCTATCATCTTGATTAATTATTTAATAGAACTTTATAATTATCAACCAAAAATCTAAATGAATATGGTATTTCTTCACCTTTGGCAAACGATACAATTTGTCTATTCAAGTACCAATGTGCAGACATTAATAATGTTGCTTGTTTAATTGTAATAGGTATGTTTTGTTCTGTATAACCACTTAATCCACCATCGCAATATAAATCTATGCTTGTAGATGCAACAGCAATTAAATCTTGTAAAATCGGGTCGTCATCAACATAGGTTGTTTCAATATTTAAATGTCTTTTTATCTCGTGAAGGGTAACATATGCCATAATCTATAATTTTAATATAAATACGATAAAAGGATAAAAAAAAATCCCGCCAATATGACGGGATTTAGATTATAGGTTGAAAATTTATTAAGCTACTAAAGCTTTCTTTGCGGCTAAAGCATTAACCAATTTTACGTCGCCAAGTTTACAAACAGTAATAACAACTGAACCTTCAGGTGCTTTGGTGTAAGTATCAAAAATTACCTCTACATCAGAACCAAATTCACCTACAGCAACGTGTTTCAAATCTGCGGCTACAATTGTTGCATTTGCAAACAATTGTGAATAGAACAATGGTGTACCATCCCACATATTACCAGCAAATTGAGAAGTTTTATTAGCTAAGAAGATACCAGAACCTGCATCAATTTTAACATTCTTAGCTTTGTAGAATTCAGCACGTGGCATAAGTATAGTTGTGTCGCCATCAACATTAGCAACCAAAGTATCCATATTTGCAGTAGTATAACCAACTAGACCTGCTTGTGCGGACGCTCCAGCAATCAATACATCAAAAATATCTTTGGTAATTGCTCTATCTACTCCCTTAACCATTTCAAAAAGGAATGATTGAAGTGCTTGTTCGTTACCAACAGCTAGCAATTCTTTACCAACAGTTTCAGTAACAGTGTAACGTGAAGGTTGAAGCAATACAGTTAATGGTGTACTAACGTTATCTTGTCTTGCACCTTCACCTTTTTTACCTGCAACAATTGCTGATTGGTAAGGTAATTTAAGTGAACCAACCAAATTTGGGTATACAGTTACACCCATTTGTTTGTAGAAAGGTTCGTATCCAACAACTGATGTATTACCCGCAACAGTTACATTATCAATACCACTTGCAAGAACCAAAGCACGTACATTAAGGTTCTCAACACGTTCGCCATTGCGAACAATTAAATCTGAAAAATTTTCCATATTTCTATTTTCTTTATTTTTTGTTTTATTATTTATTTCTGTTCTTTTATTCATTTCTTCAATTTGTGTATCAATATTTGATATTTCTACCTTCAATTGTTCAATGTTATTTTCTTCTATTTCTTCCAATTTCCTTTGTTCCTCTTTTCCTGTTGAAACAATATTTGAAAGTTCTTCAACTTTCAATTTCCTATTTTCAAGTAATTCCACTAAATCCATATTGATTAATTTTTATATAAATACTACCAACTAAAAATTAATTAATTGGTCATATCTTGAATTAATTGGTCATAATTTGAATAGTAATTATTCAACTCTTCAATCTTGTTTTGCTCTTCCAATTGTTCTTGTTCTTTGAACCTTTCAAGTTCATTTTCTTTAAGTTGTTCCAAACCTCTGTATTTAATTTCTGTTGATGTTGCAGAATAAGCAGGTGTTACCACAATTGAAAAATCACGTATTACATCAAATTTATTAATGGTTCTTTTATACATTCCATTTCCTACATTTTCCCAACTATCGCCATTTTGCCCCAGACGGAAAGCGAACGAACAAGAATCTAAATCGCCACTTCTTACCGCTTCCAATACTTCATTTCCTAGCGAAGTATTTTTAGCTTCAAATTCAAAATGAACACCAGTTTCATCAATTGAATATCTAAGTGTTCCTTTACCGTTTTTTGAACGTGCAAGTACACCTGTTGCATCATTGTGGTTATATAGCAATACAATGTCTTGCCTATCTAAAAATTCATTTGTTACTGCTTCAGGTGAAATAACTTCAATAAATCCACCAAGATTTTCTGATTCACTATTGAATACAATTGCAGTTCCTTTTATTTTTCTTGATTCTTGTTCCGCTCTAATTTCTATATTGCGAACCTCAAATTCATTATTATTTAAATTTTCCATTTTTATATTTTATTGTTTTAGTTTATTATCAATCTGTTTAGATTGGTCTGTTGTTTGTACTTGTTCACTAATAAGATTATCCAATGGTTGTAAATTCACTTGATTGAATGCTCTATTTCCACCCTTTACAGGTGAATTCGAATTCAATCTTTCACGAATTTCATTTGTGGTAAACGCTCCAATTTGGTACAACTTTGTAAAATAATCTGCTTTACTTACAGCGTCCAACCTCATTAAATTGTCAATGTCAAATTTTAAATCAGATACATTAAATTCACTTGGTAGGAATAGCTTTCTGAAAAATTCAGATTCAATTTTTTCAAGTAATGGTGTTAATGTATTATTCAAGAAACTAAGTTGTTCTTGTTCCGCAGTACTAAATTTTTGGTCTTGACTAAATGCAAGTGAAGGTGGAACACCAAAGAATGAAGCAATCATTACAATGTTGAAATTCCTACTTTCTAAAAGTTGTACTTCTTTTGCTGAATGATTAATTGGAGTGAAATCAAAACCAGTATCAATTAATAATATTGAATTTGGATTATTTGAAAGGTTATTTACAATTGATTCTTTGGCTTTGGTTGCCGCACCAGCGGACATATTAATACCCGCTTTTGGTGAAAGTAAACCTGACATTGCACCACTAAACCAATTTGAAGCCGCTTGTTCTGATTTGGATGCTATTTGTAATGTATCAGCCGCATATTCCAAAACACTTTTCCCAACTATTCCATCATCTGATTGATTCAGTAAATGAATAATTTGGTCTTTAGAAAATACAACGGTTTGTTTCTTTCCTCTATATACATAAACAAGATTGTTTTCTCTAATTTCAGGTGTTACCAAATTTGAATTTAATACTTCCAAATTGGTAATTACACCTGAACCATTTCTTGAAATCAGTATATAAGCGTTACCAAATAGCAACATATTTTGTACAATCAACTTTTTAAAAGTGAATGCACTCATAAATTGATTTGGTTGAATATTCAAGAGATTATAAAGTGGAGTATCGTAATTTATGTACTTCCAATTTTCTTTGTAGATGTATGGATTAAGTGGCAAGGATGCAACCGCATTTGTAATTAATTCAACACAACGGTTAACGGTTGCAAGTTTTAAATAACTGTTTTTATTAATACTTTTTGAATATGCTGTTGTATATGAACCAAGAAAAAACGGATTATCTAATTCATATTTTCTTTCATTTAATTCATTATCTTTTTTACGGTTAAAAAATCCCATATCTATATTTTTAATATAAATACGGGCGTTCACATAAAAAAAAATCCCACCTGAATAGATGGAATATTTAATAGATATTGAATGAATATCTTGGTGAATTTAGATATCCACCCAAACACATTATCATTGCCATTACACCATCAATCTTTTCACTTCTTTTTGATTTGTCTGGTCTTATATTACCACTATATTCAAGTATAATTACATTGTTGAACATCCATTTCGTTAATTGATTATCTTGAATAATGACATTTTCATTCATTATAAGACGGCTTAATTCTTTAGTTGGTTTGTTTATTGAACCAGTACTTTGTGAAAATGGTTGCAAATTAAATCCTTCATCTGTTGCACTTATGGCAAATTGTGTAGCGTTCCAATTGTCGTAACTAATTAAATTTATTCCGTTGGTGTAACTTACTTTTTTAATGTCATTCAATATATAGCTGTAATCCGTAACATTCCCTTCAGTTAGTTTGATATATCCATCTTCAGCAAACTTTTTATACATCAATCTATTCTTTCCACTATTCAATGAATGTTCTGGCAAATAATAATCATTGAAGAAATATAGATGTTCATCCAGTTGCACCATATATGAAACAGCTGTAATGTCACTAACAGAACCCAAATCCACACCAACCCAAACATCAACATCATTAAACCTGGTATCTGATATACTTACATTATCCATTGAACTATTAATGTACTGAATATCAATATATTTTTGTTCCTCATTCTTATTCTGTAACCATATATTGAAGTTCTTAACCTTTACTGAATGTGATTCAATGGGATTGTTCACCGCTTTGTTCACCTCACTTTGAAGGAAATCTTTGTAAATACTTACATCAAGGTTTGGGTTTGATTTATACCAATTTTCAGGCTGGGTGTAATCATCATTTTCATCAAGGGTATAAATCATTGTGAATTGTGAATCATCCGTTTTTTGTCCGTTTAAGACCTGTATAGAATAGTTTCTTAATTCATAACAGAATGAATCAGTATCAAACCCTGCGGTTGTTATAACCAATAATAATGGGTCTAATCTTGAACCTTGCGAACTCTTCAGAATGTCATACATTCCACTATTGGGTGCGGCGTGTAACTCATCCACTATTGCCACACTACAATTTAAACCATCAAGTTTTTTTGAATCACTGGCAGTTACAATTAATTCATTCTTTTGGAATTTGATTTTACTATATAACTGTTTGATGTGTTTCTTTCTGGGGTC